TTCCTGGACGAGCGCCCATCCACCGACTGCCCACAGGACCGGCCCCAGCACCACCGCGATCACCCCGAAAACCGCTAGGGCGACCGAGGCGGTGGGGTGGCCACGCAACCAGGAGAGAAGCGCTTGGCGCCTCGCAGCGGCCCAGGCCGACTTGCCCCTCCAGTGTTCAAGGCGATGACGACACCGTGATACCAACTCTTCGGCTTTCCCTCTCAACCCCACCATGCCCGCCTCTTCGCCATTCCCCGCCGCGAGAATACGATACGCGTTTCCGGATTTAAGTGCGCGTGTAGCACAACCGCATAACCGATTTTCGGGAAAACGCAGTAGGGGCGTTATGACAAACCGGGATCTGCAACCGCGTTTCTGGGCGCTACCCTGGCACCGGGGCGGACGCACCGCACCTGGGGGCGACTCCTTGGCCCAGGGCGGCGGGCTGTAACCCGCCGCCTACCCAGCGGGCCTCCTGTCGTTCAGATCCTGCTTTACAAAACTAGGATTATTTTCCATTATATAGGAGAAGGTGCTCGCATCGCGCCCGCCCGGTCCCGCCGCGGCGGGCGTTGCCGTCTCTGGGCCGGGCAGGAGTCCCCCGGAATTGGAGCAAATGCCCGCGTTGCCGCATCGGCGCCCATAGGCCACGAAACGATTTCGCGGTGAGCAGTGCATGCCGCCGGTGGCGACGCGCCCCCTGCGCAACCGCGCGGGTCAGGGGTGTTGTAGCACCCCACCAAGGCGGTGGGCGAGCTCATCATCACCAACCATCCAGCTTGCCTGGATCTGCTGTCCGGCTGACACCATGACCGAGCCCTCGATCATCGTTGCGGAGCCCGCAGCGGCCCTACCGCTGTCCCGGCTCCAGGAGCGTCTCCTTGATGCGTTTCTGGCCGGGCGATCGCCGCGCACGCAGGCGGCCTATCAGCGGGATGTGCAGGACTTTGCCGCATTTGTCGGCGCCGCCGATGCGGAGGCGGCCGCCCGTCGGCTGATCGCCACGCCCCATGGGGAGGCCAACGGCCTGGCCCTGGCCTACCGCGCTCACATGCTCGCACGGAAACTAGCGCCAGCGACGATCAATCGCCGGCTGTCGGCGCTGCGCAGCCTCGTCCAGCTCGGCAACGTGCTGACCCTGATCACTTGGCAGCTGCAGGTCGACAACGTGCGGGCGGAGCTCTACCGCGACACGCGCGGGCCTGGCCGCAAGGCGGTCAAGGCGATGATCCGGCACGCAATCGCCAAGGGCGGAATGAAGGGGTTGCGGGATGCAGCCATTCTGCGCCTGCTGCACGATCTCGGGCTGCGCCGCGGTGAGGTGGTGGCGCTCGATCTCGCTGATCTTGACACTGCGGCCGGTACGCTGGCCGTGCTGGGCAAGGGGCGAACGCAAAAGGAGCGGGTGACGGTGCCGGCGCCGACGTTGACCGTGCTGACCGCCTGGGTGGTCCGCCGCGGCGCCGCGGCCGGGCCGCTGTTCCGCTCATTGGATCCGGCCGGCAAAGGCGACGGCCGGCTCAGCGGGGCTGCCGTCTACCAGATCGTCGAGAAGCTGGGCGCGGCCGTCGGCGTGACCGCCCGACCGCATGGGCTGCGCCACACCGCCATCACCACGGTGCTGGACAAGTCCGGCGGCAACCTCCGAGCCGCACAAAGATTCAGCCGTCACAAGGACGTGCGGGTGCTCGAGCGCTACGACGACACCCGCGAGGACCTGGCCGGCCAGATGGCCAGCCGGATCGCCGAAGACTGACCGCCACCGGATTAAAAATCGCGGTCCCGATTAAAATTCCAGGTGTCCCATGAAACGTGGTCCCAAGCCGCAGGCTGACGGTGCTGTCGACGCATTGACGCCGACGATTGCCGGCGAGCCCCCGGTGGCGCCGGACTGGCTGACCCCGGAGGGGCGGGAGGTGTGGGCCGTCGACATCGTCCGCGTCGAACGCGGCCGGCTGGCGACGGAGCGGGATTCCACCTCCTTCGCCAACTACGCCAATCTGCAGGGGCAGATCATCAAGGCGTGGCGGCTCGGCGAGACACCGCCGGCAGCCTACCTGTCGGAATCTCGGAAGCTGGCGGAGATTTTCGGTCTCTGCGGCGCGCAGAGCCGTCCCCAGCGGCGGCAGGAGACTGCCGCGCAGAAGGTGTTCAGCCGTGCCGTCGCCGCCCGCTGATCCGGCGATCGGCTCGCTGGTCTGGCGGCCGTCGGTCTACAGCCGCAACGACGTGGCCTACGTGATCGCCCGGTCCTGGCGGGCCGACGTCAAAAAGTCCGACGTCGGTGCCCTGAAGGAGGCCAAGCGCTGCTGTGCACCGGCGGTGCTCGGCGCGGCGGCGGCCGACTTGGTCGCGGTGGCACGGACGCTGGGCGGGCCGCTGACCGGCTGGACGGTGACGACCGTCCCCTGCGGGCACAGCCGGCGCCATGACTGTTTCGGCAAGCAGCTCGCCCAGCACGTCGCCGATCGGCTCGGCTTGCCTTTTCTGGAGGTGTGGGCCGACCGCTTTGTCTCGGGCGTCAGCCATCCCAAGGAGTTCGCCAAGCTGCCGGCGCTGGAGTGGCGGGCGGTGCCGCCCGGCCCGATGCTGCTGGTCGACGACGTCGCCACCTCGGGGTGGCACATCGAGGAGGGGCTGACGGCCCTGCGCGGGCACGACGTGGCGGCGCTGGGGCTGGTGTGGATCGGCGGGGCCGTGCAGCCCGGCCGGCCGTGCCAGCGGGGGCCGGCCTCGGCGCCGGCGGGGCCGTTCGCCAAGGCGTGGACGCCCGGCGGCGGCTCGGCCGGCTGAGGATTCCCGGCGGCGAGTTTGCGGAAATGGACATTATCGCAAGCTGGAAACGCTTTTCCGCCGGTCAGTTGACCGGGTGTTTCCCAATCGCTTTCCCTGAAAAACTCAAGGATACCAACCATGTCACAGCCGGAAACGCAGCCGGAAACGCCCCAGCTCGTCCAGGCTGCGGCCCGTGGAAACGCCGATTATTACGAGGACGCACGCGGCCGAATGGTCCCGGCGCGGCTCGTGAAGGATACGGATCTGCTTCAGGACCAGCTGGTCACCAAGCTGATGGGTGAGGCCGAAACCCTCGCGGCAACGATGCGGGCCTTTCGCGCGATGGTGTTCGACGATGTGGGCGCGTTTCTCGCTCTCCTCTCCGAGAAATACGACGCGAAGTCGCGCGGCGGACGGAAAGGAAACATGACCTTCATGACCTACAACGGGAAAATGAAGGTCCAAGTTGCCGTCGCGGATCACCTGAAATTCGGCTCCGAATTGCAGACTGCGAAGGAGCTGATTGACGAATGCATCAACGAATGGGCCAAGGACACGAACGATAACATTCGTGTCCTGGTCGATCATGCATTCCGCGTCGACAAAGAGGGACAAGTTTCGCGGGAGAGCATTTTTGCGCTCCGCCGGGTGAACATCGTCGATCCACGGTGGGAACGCGCCATGAAGGCGATCGCCGATTCCATCGAGGTGCAGGGGACCAGGACCTACGTCCGCTTTTACCGCCGTGATTCCCAGGAATCGCCCTGGCAAGCGATCACCCTCGACCTGGCGAACGCCTGATTCCTCTCGAAGGAGCCACCTTGATGGTTGACCTGCCTCGCTTCCCCTCCGCCGACAGCGTTGGCTCGTCCTTCGGTGCGATCCCGTTTGATCTTGCCACCGCACGGGCAGCCGCTGTGGACGGCCCCATCCTCACCGCCGTCTGGACCATGCCCAGCTGGTACCCCCAGCTGCACGGCTTGGCGGCGGAGGTCGCCTTCTGGGCCTGCGTCGTGCTGGCGGTTGGCCGGGCGGCTTGGTTTCTGGTCCAGGTGGCGCTTCGCCTGTGGGCGGCGCTGAAGGCCGCCGCCAGCCCCAAGGATGGCCACTGACGGGCTTCACGCTTAGCCGTTTCCTTCCCCCCCTGCCCGAAAGCCGCCCCCATGAAGGCCATGCCGAAGCCTCCCGCCCTGCGCGAGCCGACCCTCACCGAGGCGGCCGCCATCGTCCGCAAGCTCAACGAGTGCTTCGAGGACGGTCGCTATCTCGACGGCTGGTCGGATCGCAAGATCGGCGAGGCCCTGAGCCTGCCGTGGGCGCTGGTGGCCCATGTGCGTGACCAGTTCCACGGCCCCCTCCGTGAGGACCCGGCCGTGGCCGCCCTGCGCGCCGATGTCGAGTCCTGGCTGGCGATCGGCGCCGAGCTGCAGGTCCGCCTTGCCCAGCTGGTGGGCTGACGTTGGCCAATGACCGCTGGGTCCAGGCCCGCGCCGCCTACGAGGCCGGGGACGGCCCGCGCGAGCTGGCCCGCCGGTTCGGTGGCTCGGCCGGGAGCTACTCCAAGCGGGCGGTCAAGGAGGGTTGGGCCCGACCGGCGCCGGCCGGCGCTGATGTGCCCGACGAGCCACCGCCCCGGCCGGCGCCGCCGCCTGGTCGGTCGGCCGGGCCGCCTCCGGCCCCGCCCCGGGCGCCCGCCGGCGCCGCCCGGCCGGCCGGGGGGGAGGGGGGGAAGCCGGGGACCCTGGAGGGGGCCGGGCATCGAAAGTCCGGCCGACCTTGCGGTAAAACACCGGCTGAGAAATTTTCAAAACCGTTTCAGCATCAGCATCCCCCCGCCGGGGTGTTTCCTGACCCTGAAGCCCTGGAAACGCTTGAGGAATCGCCTGGAAACAGTGTTTCCCGGCCGGGGCCTCCCGTTTCCGCGCAGGAAACACCCGTCGGCCGGACCTACAGCCTGACGGAAACGGCCGCCATCCTGGAGCGCGACCGGAACACCCTGGCCAAGTGGCTCGCCCAGGACTGCCCGGCGGTGACCCGCGCCGACCGCTCGCGCGGCGTCGAGTGGGCCCTCCGGATCCGGGACATCGTCCAATGGCTGGTCGACCGGGCCGTCGCCGACGCGGTCGCGGCCGCCGGCGGCGATCCCAACCGCATCAGCAAGGACGAGGCGGACCGCCGCCGGGCCTTGGCCCAGGCGGTCGCCGAGGAGGTCGGCACGGCCCAGCTGCTGGGCGACGTGATCAACCGTCACGAGGCCGCGGCGGACATCGCCGCCTTCGCGGTCGCGCTGCGCGCCGGCCTGGCCAACCTCAGCGGCAAGGTGGCCGGCCGTGCGGCGGCGATGACGGTGCCCGCCGAGATCGAGGTCTTCATCGAAACCGAACTGAACAAGGCCTTCAGCGCGGCCCAGGAAGAGCTGGCGGAGAAATGGGCCGATGCTGGAGCCGACGGAGAGGATCGCCCGTCACCGCTTCGGTGACTACCGCCACGGCCGCGCGGCGTTCCACGCCGAGCTGCTCGGCCTGATCGACAGCGCCCTGCGGTTCCGGCCCCGGCTGACCGGGACGCAGTGGGCCGAAGAGTTCGGGCGCATCCCGGCGGGCACCGGCGCCGAGCACGGCAAGGTCACGCTCTACGGCTACCAGCGCGGCGTCATCGACGCGATGTGCGACCCGACCGTCCCGCTGATCACGGTGATGAAGGCCGCCCGTGTCGGCTTCACGCGCCTGGCGACGCTGGCGATCGGCTACCACCTGCACCAGGACCCGACGCTGTGCGCCGTGGCCCAGCCGGTGAAGGAGGACGCGGAGGACTTCGGCGGCTCGGAAATCGCGCCGATGCTGCGGCAGACGCCGGTGCTGGCGCCGATGATCCGGCCGGTCCGCAAGGGGGAGAAGCAGGACAAGAGCACGATGTACGTGCTCGCCAACGGCGCCTCGGTCCGGGTGGTCGGGGCCGCGTCGGACGACGCGTTCCGCCGCTACTCGGCCCGCTGGCTGTTCGGCGACGAGCTGGACGCCGAGGGCTGGACGCCGAAGGCCAAGACGCAGGGCGACAAGCTCAAGCTGTTCTGGACGCGCGGCGAAACCTTCTGGAACCGCAAGCAGGTCCGGGGCGGCACGCCGCTGCTGGAGACGTCGAGCCGGACCCACAAGCTGTGGCTGGAATCCGACCAGCGCCGCTACTTCGTGCCGTGCCCGCAGTGCCAGGAGATGCAGTATCTCGAATGGGGCGGCCCCGACGTCCCCTACGGGGTCAAGTGGTCGTTCGACGACGACGGCGCCCTGGTCGTCTGGTACCAGGGGAAATGCGGCTGCATCATCGACGAGGGCCGGAAGGCCTGGATGGACGCCCGCGGCGAGTGGCGGCCGACCGCCAGGCCGTCGCAGCCGGGCCATGTCGGGTTCCACCTGTGGACCGGCATGTCGCTCAACGCGAACGCCGCCTGGCCGATCCTGGTGCGGGAATGGCTGGACGCCCAGAAGGACCCGGCCAGCCTCGTCCAGCCCTTCATCAACCTGGTGCTGGGGTTGCCGTACAAGGCGACCTACGGCCAGGAGCTGGAGCTTTCGGCCTTCGCCAACCGGCTGGAGCCCTACCCGACGGAAGTCCCCGCCGGCGTCCGCTTCCTGACGCTGGGGGGCGACGTCCAGTCGAAGAAGGGCGTCGATCCCCGGATCGAGGCCTCGGTCTACGGCTGGGGCGCCCACAACGAGTGCTGGCTGATCGGCCATTGGGTGCTGAAGGGCGACCCGTCGCAGCAGGAGGTGTGGGACCAGCTCGACACGCTGCTCCAGCGGTCGTTCCTCGGCGCCGACGGCCGGCGCTTCGCGATCCAGGCCGCCTGCATCGATTCCGGCGGCCACCACACCGCCGAGACCTACGCCTTCACCGCCCTGCGCGCCCACCGGCGGGTGTGGGCGATCAAGGGCCGGTCGGAAAAGCAGGGCAAACGCTACCGGGTGTGGCCGCGGACCCCGTCGAAGGGCAAGGGCGGCGGCGTCGTCTACGTCATCGGCGGCAACGCCGCGCGTGACTTCGTCTACCGCAGCCTGGCGATCCAGACGCCGGGACCGCGCTACATCCACTTCCCGGCGCAGGTCCCCGACGGGGCCGAGCCGCTGACGGACGCCTATTTCCGCCAGCTCACCGAAGAGAAACTGGTCAACCGGCGGGGCGGCTACACCGAGTGGGAAAAGCCCGCCAAGCCGCACGAGGCCGGCGTCTGCCTGGTCTACGCCTACACGGCCGTCTGCGGCCTGCAGGCGCAGAACAAGGTGTGGCTGGTCGCCCTGGAATCCGCCCAGACCCCGCAGGAGCGCGCGGCGATCACGGCCGCCACGGTGGACGTGCCGGACGCGCCGGCGCCGCCGGCCGCTCCAGCGCCGGCCCCTTCGGCCCCGCCGCCCGCCCGCAGGGTCGGGCGCTCCTCCTACCTGCAACGAGTGAGACGCTGACCATGGCTTGGACCCAAGGGGACATCGACCGGCTGAAGGCCGCGATCGCCACCGGCGTTCGCGAGGTCCAGTACGCCGACGGCACACGGTCGGTCTACCGCTCGCTGGGCGAGATGCGGGAGGTGCTGGCCCTGATGCGGGCGGAGGTCGCCGCGGCGGCCGGGCCGCAGCGGTCCTACCGGGCGGTCCGCGTCACCCCGCGCTCGGGGTATTGAGGATGAAGACCGCGCAGACCCGGGTGCGGCTGAAGGGGACCGACCTCTACCTCCAAGCCCCCGCCACGCCGGCGCGCCTGGACGGCGGCGTGCCCCCGGCGCCGACGACGGCCTATCAGGCGGCGTCCACCGGCCGGCGCATGGGCGGCTACCGGCCGACCGGCCGGGGGCCCAACGCCATCGTCGGGGCGGAGGGGCCGGAGCTGATCCGCCGTGCCCGCGACCAGGCCCGCAACAACCCGCACGCCAAGCGCGCCGTCCGCCTGTACGGCACGCACATCGTCGGCACCGGGATGAAACCGCGCTCGCTCTGCACGAACAAGCGGGTGCGCGACGCGTTCCACAAGCTGTGGGCGGAGTGGGTCGACCACGCCGACGCCGACGGCGCGTTCGATTTCTACGGCCTGCAAACCCAGGCGGTGCAGGAGACGGCGACCACGGGCGAGGAATTCGGCCGGCTGCGGGCGCGGCGGGCTTCGGACGGGCTGCCGGTGCCGCTCCAGATCCAGCTGATCCCGGCCGAACAGGTGCCGCTCGACTATTCCCTGCCGCACGAGGGCCGCCCGGTGGTGCAGGGGATCGAGCGGGACGCCCTGGGGCGGCGGCTGGCCTACTGGATGCACCGCCAGCACCCGGGCGACACCGCCCTGTCGCTGGCGATGACGGATTGGCAGGTGGCGCGCGTCGACGCCGCCGACGTCCTCCACATGCGCTTCGCGCCGCCCAACCAGCTGCGCGGCCTGCCCTGGCTCGCCACCTCGATCACGACGCTGCACCAGCTCGGGCAATGGCGCGACGCGGCCCTGCTGCGCAAGCAACTGATCGCCTCCGTGCTCGGCTTCGTGAAGCGGGCGATCAGCGAGGAGATGGACGTCCAGAAGATCGCCGAGCTGTGGGGCGCCGTCCAGAACACCGTCGGCACCTTGCCCGAGGTCGAGCTGGAACCGGGCACCATGCAGTACCTCAACCCCGGCGAGGAGGTGACCTTCACGCAGTGGCAGGAAACCGCCGGGCAGGACGAGGTGTTCGAGCGCGCCGCCCTGCGCACCGCCGCCGCCGGCATGGACCTGATCTACGAGGAGCTGTCGGGCGACTGGGAGAAAACCAACGACCGGACGTTCCGCGCGGCCTTCAACACGGCCAAGCGGACCATCGGGCAGTGGCAGTACCAGATGCTGGGCTACCAGTTCTGCCGGCCGATCGTGAACCGCTGGCTCGACGCCGCGATCGGGTCCGGCGCCCTGAAGGTGCCGAAATCGGTCAGCGACGCCGATCTCCGCCGGGTCGCGTGGCAGCCCCAGGACTGGGAGTATCTCCAGCCGGTGCAGGACGTCGAGGCGAAGCTGAAGGCGATCGACGGCGGCCTCGATTCCCGCGCCAACACCGTCGCCCGGGGCGGCGACGACGTCGAGGTGATCGACGACCAGCGGGCGGCCGACGCCCAGCGCGAGCGCGACAAGAAGATTTTCCCCCGCAACAGCGTGGGTTCGGCGCCGCAGCCCGCGCCCGCCAACGAGGAGCAGACACCGTGAGCGTGCGCGTGGAAGGCAACGAGATCGTGCTGATCGGCACGGTCGGCGGCGATCCGTGGTGGGACGGCGACGTGTTTTCGCAGGGCGACGTCCTCACCGCCCTGGCCCAGGTCGGGCGGAACACCGACGTGACGGTCCGCGTCAACAGCGGCGGCGGCGTCGCCACCGAGGGCGCCGCCCTTCACGCCACCTTCGCGGCCCACAAGGGCCGGGTCGACATGGTGGTCGAAGGGTGGGCGGCGAGCGCCGCCAGCCTCTTCATCATGGCCGGCACCACCATCACGATGCGGCCCGGCGCCCTGCTGATGATCCACGAGCCGGCCGCAGGCGCCTGGGGCAGCGCGGCCGAGCACCAGCGCACCGCCGCGGCGCTGGACGTGATGGCCGGGGTCTACGCCGACGTCTACGCCGACCGTTGCGGCAAGAGCGCCGAGGAGGTCCGCGCGCTGATGAAGGCCGAGACCTGGCTCGGGCCGGAGGAGGCCGTGGCCCAGGGCTTCGCCGACGCGGTCGACGAGGCCGGCGACGCCGGCGAGCCGGTCGCCTTCGCGCAGGTCCGCGCCTACGCCCACGCCCCCGAGCGCATCACGATGCTCGCCAAATCCCGCGGGTGGGGTGCCCCCGCGGTCATGGCGGCCCCGTCCGCCCCCGTCCAGCCAACCATGGAGACCCCTGTGCCCGGAGACGACAAGACCACCGACACGCCGGCGCCGGCCGCGACCCCGCCGGCGCCCGCCCCCGCGGCCGACACGCCGGCCGACGCGGTCGCCATCGCCGAAGCCTGCGAAAAGGCCGGCTTCACGATGCTGACCACCGGATTCCTCCGGGGCAAGGCGACGATGAAGGACGTCACGGCCAAGCTCGCCGACGCCCACACCATCGCCGCGGCCTGCGACAGCCTGCGCGTGCCGGCGATGAAGGACAGCCTGGTCAAGGCGGTGGCGTCCGGCGTCGACCTGCAGGCCGCCCGCGACATGGCGACCAACGCCGCCGCCGCGCGCGACGAGGCGATCCGGACCGACACCACCCAGCGGCCGGCCGAGCCCACCGCCTCGAGCTGGGCCGGCACGATGAAGAAGCTGCGGAAGTAACCCGCGAGGAGCGACAGACATGGCCGTTTTCACCGAAACCCTTCCGCACGCCGGCGGATTCCTCATCGAGGAAGGCAACGGCGACATCAGCCGCGACGGGATCGTCATCGCCGCCGGCGCCGGCCGTCTCCGCACCGCCCAGGTGCTGGGCCGGACCACGGTCGGCGCCGCCACCGTGACCGCCAAGGTCGGCAACGCCGGCAACGGCACGGTGGGGACGGTCGTCGTCGCCGCGGCGAAGCCGGGCGTCCACGTCCTGACCTTCATCGAGCCGGCGGCGGATGCCGGGGTCTTCCTGGTCGAGGACCCGGACGGCATCGACGTCGGGACCGGCAGGGTCGGCGTGGCCTTCAGCGGTGGCGGGCTGGCCTTCACGGTGGCGGAC